CGGAAGGCGTATATCCTGGCAGACAACCGGATCGCTCTCAACTCCGGGTGGGAGGCTGAATTCTTATCCACAGAGCTGGAGGAGTTGAAGGACTTAGGGATCAACCTTGAGAGCCTGGGTTTTGACTCAGAAGAGATTGACGCTCTCCTGAACAAGATAGAGCCAACGGCGGGACTCACGGACGAGGACGAAGCCCCAGAGGTTCAAGAGCAGGCTGTTACTAAGCCCGGGGATATTTGGGTGCTGGGCAACCACCGATTGATGTGTGGGGACTCCACTAGCATAGACGCTGTGGATAAGCTGATGCCAGAGACCGCAGATATGGCGTTCACTGATCCCCCTTACCTGATGAACTTCACAGGAGGGATTAATCGGGATGGATCGAAATCCTTTAATGCGCAGCATGGGCGTATTGCCAACGACAAAATGAGCAAACAGGAAGGAGACGACTTTCTAGACGCTATTAACACAATCATTGCATCTAAAGTTCGTGGTGCTTTTTACATAACATTTTGTCGATTAGGTATTGACCGGTATTACGCATCAATGCAGCGAACCGGCCTTCGATGCCGATCACTGATTATTTGGGATAAAGGAAATCACACACTAAGTAACAGCGATTACATGAGCATGTATGAGCCAATGTTTTACGGATGGGTAAAGGATCACGCCTTTTATGGCGGAAACACTGGCATGGACATTTGGCGCGTTGAACGAACAAAAAAGAATGATTTGCATCCCACCATGAAGCCAGTGGCCTTAGTAGAAAAGGCGCTTACTGACGGAAGTAAAGCAAAAGAGGTAGTGCTTGATCTTTTTGGAGGATCAGGGTCAACTCTAATCGCTTGCGAAAAAGTTGGTCGAGTAAGCCGACTGATGGAGCTAGACCCAAAGTATTGCGATGTAATCGTAAAGAGATGGCAAGCCTTCACAGGCAAGAAAGCTATACTGGAGCAAACGGGCAAAACTTACGAAGAACTTACAGAACTTTCGGGATTACAAAATGCGTAAGACTTCAGGGCAAGGCGTAGAGCATAAGCCAGATGATGAAAGCCGAAAGATCGTCAAGATGCTGAGTGCGATGGGCACAAGGCATGAAGACATCGGTTCCAAGCTCGACATAACTGACGATACCCTTCGCAAGCACTACCGTAAGGAACTGGACGAGGGAAGGATCGAGGCCAATGCTTCTGTGGCGCAGACCCTGTATCAGCAAGCCAAGAATGGAAACACCACCGCAGCGATCTTCTGGCTCAAAACCAGGGCGCAGTGGCGAGAAAATGACCGCCTTGAGGTGACGGGGGCAGATGGCGCCCCATTCCAGATGATTGTTTCATGGGCAAGCGAGAAATCATAATCCCTTACTCGCCGCGGGAGCCGCAGCTTGCCATCCACAAGATGGTGAGCGAGAAGAGGTTTTCGGTGGTGGTGGCCCATCGAAGAATGGGCAAAACGGTCGCTGCTCTGAATCACCTCATCAAAGATGCAGTCAACAACCAGAAGGAAGCCCCCCGGTACGCTTATATCGCGCCAACTTATGGGCAGGCAAAGAGGGTGGCCTGGGATTACCTTCTGAAGTATACGGAGCCTCTCCAGGCGCAGCCAAACATCTCAGAGTTGAGGACGGACTTCTGGGGCCGCAGAATCCAACTCTACGGCTCGGACAATCCTGACTCGCTCCGGGGCCAGTATTTCGATGGGGTGATTTTGGACGAGATCGGCGACCAAAATCCGAGGATTTGGACGGACATCATTCGCCCTGCGCTCTCGGACAGACTGGGCTGGGCGCTGTTTCTTGGCACCCCGAAGGGCAACAATCATTTCAAAAGCCTGAGAGACCAGGCCGAGGCGCAAGAGGACTGGGGGTTCCTCGAGTTCAAGGCCAGCCAGACCGGACTGATCTCAGCCGTTGAATTGAAGGATGCCCGTAAGGAGATGGGCGAGGACAAGTTCAATCAAGAGTTCGAGTGTTCGTTCAACGCCGCTGTTGAGGGTTCTTACTACGGCTCCCTGATAAACGACCTTGAAGAAAAGGGCCGTCTGTGTCACATTATCCGAGATGACTTGTGCCGGACTTTCACGGCCTGGGACTTAGGGGTTTCTGATTCAACGGCGATCTGGGTGGTCCAGGCAGTGAATCAGGAGTACAGAGTCTTGGATTTCGTGGAGAATCACGGTGTCGGTCTGGATTGGTATGTGACTTGGATCAAAGAGAACAAATGGCACACTGCCGAGCATATCCTGCCTCACGATGTGGAGGTCAGGGAACTCGGCACTGGGCGCAGCCGCAAGGAAATGCTCCAAGAGGCTGGCTTGCAGATCACTGTCGCACCGAGACTTTCGGTTGCAGATGGCATTCAGGCAGTCAGGCGCATCTTGCCCAAGTGTTGGTTCAATTCCCCGCAGGTCAAGCAGGGTCTGGACGCATTGCGGAACTACCGGCGAGAGTTTGACGAGAAGCGCACGGTGTTTTACGACAAGCCGCTCCACGATTGGGCCAGCCATGCATCGGACGCCTTTCGCTATCTGGCTGTCGGGATCAATGAAACCTCATCTTGGAGCAAGCCGCTGAAAACAGACATTCGATGGATTGTCTGATGTGGATTTTGACTCAAGGAAATCTTCACCAGCGGATTGCTGAACTGGAGCGCCGGATCAAGGAGTTTGAGGAACGCTATGAACGAGAACGCGCTGAAGGCACAACTCGAGGCCGAAATCGACGGAGCAATCGGGTATCTCCAGACGGAGACAACCGAGCAGCGGACTCGGGCGCTGGAGTACTACCTCCGATATCCCTACGGAAATGAGGTTGAGGGCCGCTCTCAGATCGTCACGGGCGAGGTCGCCGAGGTCATAGATGGGGCGCTGCCGCAGCTGATCCGCATTTTCACCGCCTCTGATGATGTGGTGCGCTTTGAGCCTGTCTCGCCGGGAGATGAGCGCGGCGCCAAACAGGCAACTGATTACGCAAACTGGGTGTTCTACAAGGACAACCGTGGGTTTGCGATCATGCACGATTGGTTCAAGGACGCGCTGCTTGAGAAGGTGGGCGTTCTGAAGGCCTACTGGGACGACTCATTTGATGTCATCAAGGAGACCTACAGCAATTTGACCGATGATGAACTGGCAATGCTGATGAGCGATGGCACGCGAGAGATCATCGCGCAGGAGGTCACCACAACAGCCATGTTGGACCCGATGGGAAACCCGATCATTGGGATGGATGGCATTCCAATGGTGCAGACCAGCAACGCGGTCCAGGTGAGGAAGAAGAACAAGATCGGGTCGGTCAAGATCGTCAATGTCCCGCCCGAGGAGTTTCTGATCTCCAAGCACGCTCGGAACATCGAGGACTCTCCCTTCACGGCTCACCGCCGGTTGATCCCGCGGTCTGATCTGGTGGCAATGGGGTTCGATGCGGAGATGGTGCAGGCGCTGCCGACCTATGATGATTTGAGTTTCAGTCCGGAGCGTGTTGCAAGATTCTCTGAGGGTGAGCAGCCGTCCGAGCAGGAGTCTTACGACCCCTCGATGCAGGAGGTCGAGGTCTATGAGTGCTATGTCCGCGCAGACATGGATGATGACGGCATCGCGGAGTTGGTTCAGGTTTGGTATGCAGGATCGAAGATTCTTGAGGTAAGCGAAACCGATTACATTCCTTTCCACGCCATTTGCCCGATCCCTGTACCTCATAAGTTCTATGGCCTGTCTCTCGCAGACAAGACGATGGACATCCAACTCCAGAAGTCCACGATCACGCGCCAGATGCTGGACAATTTGTATCTCACAAACAATGTTCGGGTCGGCGCGATTGAGGGCCAGGTCAATCTGGACGACCTCACGAGCGTCACCCCAGGCGGTGTGGTGCGGATGAAGAATCCGAATGCGGTGGTCCCGATGGCCGTGCAGCCGGTGGCAAATCAAGCCTTCCCGATGCTCGAGTATCTGGATCAGGTCCAGGCCAAGCGCACAGGTGTTTCTGATGCTTCCCAGGGTCTAGACCCGAACATCCTCCAGAATGTGACCGCCACGGCTGTGGCTGCATTCCAAAACGCTTCCTCTGGTAAGTTGGAACTCATCGCCCGGATCTTTGCCGAGACGGGTGTAAAGAGTCTGTTCAAGGGCATCCTGCACCTGCTGTGCAAGTTTCAGGACAAGCCTCGGATCATTCGGATGCGCGGGGAGTATGTCCCGATGGACCCTCGAGAGTGGTCGAATC